ATTGGCCCACCTTTCAACTCCAGCTCTCGGTCCCGAAGGGCCAATCGCGTTCGTGATATCTCGGTGTTACCCTCAAGTGTCTCCCATCTCCCTGACTGTTGCGTCGCACTGCAGCGCACCAGGTAGGATTTGTTTGACGTGCCTAATGGCGTGATGCGCTGACCCTGAGGTACAGCAACACCAACACCATCATAAAAGGCCTTTGAGTTAGCCTGAGCGAGCATTTCATCGATCACTGTCTTGAAACGCGCCTCAGCAAAAACGGCAGAATTGTAGATCGCAATGTCATGCGATTCAATCATCTTCTGCAATGCCGCACATACGTCCTTGCGAGCCTCGTCATCACGAATGTATTGTTGCGACAACTCGAACATAACTTCCTTGACTATACGTTGCTCACAGTACTGTACGTAGTGGTCCCACTTCTTGAAGTCGTATGCCGCTAGCGCAGGCCTATCGTTACCGACGAACCCACGCCCGGACACAGACATCCCCGAAAGGGACAAATATCTCGCAAATTCTTGCGATGGTGACTCACCTACATCCCAACCCACAGCTGCATACTTGTTGTGAATCGGTTGGAAAGCGTAACTAGCTAAAAGTGAACGGAAGGCGTCAATTGCTACGATCGGGCGCGTCGGCCCCCTCTCATCGTTCTTGACTCCTATAGAGAATTGTGTGACACCCTGCCATGTATACAAGTCCACATTCTCCTTACCCATCACACCCATGACGAACACTTTCCCAGGGCCGCTGCTACTTATGCCATCCAGTAGCGACGCCGAGTACGCACCAGCTGCACCCGAGCCTACTTGCACGATTCTGCTATCAACGAAGTCCTTCCAAGGACGGACGTCGCGGGCAGCATCACGATACAATGGTTCAAGCAGTGTGTGCGCCGCGGCACGAAAGTTTTGCACATAGGCTTCTTTCGTGGCCTCTCCTGTTAACTCATCAGTAGACCGATAATCTACTTGAGTTGTGAGCTGCTCCAAGATACGTATCACGGTATCCTCAGCATCCCCCTTCGGTAATGTATGCGCATAGCCTACATTCGCATCCATATTGTTCCAATATGCCGAAGCAATATGTGGTACATTGGTTAGCGGTACCATCCAGGTTTTGCTCACTACTACCGTTATCTCTTTATGCACGGCAAGGAATCCCTCAAGCGACATCAAATGCGCACGTGTCGCGACATAAAATCGCGACATCTCGCCCCAATATCGATGACTGAAAACAGTCCCAATGAAGAGTAAAATCCGCTCATATCCAATCGAACGCTCCAGCATACCACGAACAAAAGGTAATGCCGTTGCATAAAAGGACTCTTGATG